TAATGACATGAAAGATAATCTTGACAGTATTATTGAAAAATTAGTTACCCCAACATCCGTACAAAAAACTATAGGATAATATGCCTAGAAGTCAACCATACACAGTAGCATGTGCAGGAGGTTTAGTAAACTCTTCAAATGCTATAGACTTATTAAGAGCTCCCGGAGTTGCTACAGAGTTAAGAAACTTTGAAGTCTCTATAGAAGGTGGTTACAGAAGAATTAATGGCTATCAAAAGTTTGGTACTACAGATTCAACTCAACCGACTGGTGGTACGACAGATATTTTAGGAGTTATTCCTTATGCTGATGGTGTAGTTGTTTGTGCTGGTACTAATATTTATTTTACTCAAGACGGTATAACCTACTTACAAATAAATAGAAGTTCAGTATCTGGTAGTGGTGATAACTATAGTACCTTTACAGGTCGTAGTGTTTTAGCTCGAACTGGTCAAGGGCAAATAAGTTTTGCTTTATTTGAATCAGCAACTTCAGATTATGGTACGTTAATTATAGCTGATGGAGCAAACGAACCTTATCAGTTTAGAATGGAAGGTACAGGTGCTAACTTAAATAGTAGAACTTACTTTAGTAGTGAAATAACAGTTACCGGAACTAAACATGTTAAGCATGTAACTATCCATGACAAACATTTAATAGCTGCTGGAGTAGAAGATAATTTAAATACTATTTTTTATAGTGGTACTTTAGACCCAACAGATTTTACTAGCACTGGTTCAGGTAGTATTGTTATTGAAGACCAGATAGAAGGTATTAAAAGTTTCCGTAATGAATTATTTATATTTTGTGAAAACTCAATATTTAAACTACAGAATATAAATAATGCAAGTACGATTGCAGTAATACCAGTAACCAAAAACGTAGGTTGTTTAAGTGGTTACAGTATTCAAGAGATTGGTGGTGATTTAATATTTTTAGCACCAGATGGATTAAGAACAGTAGCTGGTACAGCAAGAATTGGTGATGTAGAGTTAGGAACTATAAGTCAATCTATACAACCAACAATAACAGATTTAGCAAACAATATAAATTTATTTACCATAAATAGTATTGTGTTAAGAGAAAAGTCTCAGTATCGTTTATTTTATACTAATACTGGAGCTACTAATGCATCTCAGCAAGGCATTATAGGTACGTTAAGACCAAATGGTTTTGAGTGGTCTGAGACTAGAGGTTTAGAAGTTACAGCTATTGGTTCAGGTTTTGATACTAATGGTATAGAAAAAATATATCATGGTGATACTAATGGTTTTGTTTATGAACATGACACTGGTAATAATTTTGATGGTTCATCAATCTTAGCAAGATATACAACACCAGATTATGATTATGGTGATTTAGGAACTTTAAAAACTTTACACTATCTTAGAGTTTCAGCAGCTACCGAAGGTATTGTTGAACCGGATGTACAAATTAAATTTGATTTTAACAGTTCAGATGTACCACAACCTTTAGACTTAATTGACTTAGGTGTAATAAATCCACCATCTATATTTAGTGAAGCAGTTTTTGCTACTAATAAATTTGCTGGACAAAACAATCCAATGATAAGAGTGCCTTTACAAGGCAGTGGTACAAGTAACAATTTTACAGTAATAAGTGAAGATACAAAACCATCATATACAATTAATGGTTTTTATGTAGATTACATACCTTCGGGTAGGAGATAATAAATGGCACAAGCATATATAAGACAAAGTACATTCAGTGATGGTGATACTATTACTGCTGCATTATTTAATAATGAGTATAATCAATTAGTAAATGCTTTTGCATACTCTTCATCTAGTGCATCTAATACTGGACACAGACACGATGGTACTGCCGGACAAGGTGGTAACATATTTAAAATTGGTGATTTAGATTTCTTAAACAAAGTAGAAATTGATAGCACTAATAATAGAGTAGGATTTTATGTAGAAGTATCTTCAGCAGCAGTTGAACAGTTAAGAATACAAGACGGTGCTTTAGTTCCTGTTACAGATAGTGATATAGATTTAGGAACAACGTCATTACGTTTTAAAGATACTTTTACAGACTCAATAACTACTACAGGTAATGTTGATGTCGGAGGTAATTTAACAGTCACAGGTACTACAACTTTTAATGGTGGTACAATTACTATGGGTGATGCCAATACTGATAATGTAGTATTTGGTGCAGACATAGATTCAAGTATTATTCCAGATGACGATGACAGTTATGACTTAGGTAGTTCTTCACAACAATGGCGAAACATATTTATTGATGGTACTGCTGAAATAGATACTCTTGCTCTTAATGGAACTACAGTAACTTCAACTGCAGCAGAACTTAATATATTAGATGGTGTTACTAGCACTACTGCAGAATTAAATTTACTTGATGGGGTTACTGCAACTACAACTGAATTAAACTATGTTGATGTAGCTACAGCAGGAACTGTAGAAGCTTCTAAAGCTATTGTAGTTGATAGTAATAAAGACTTTACCGGTGCAAGAAACATTACACTAACAGGAGAACTTGATGCAGGTTCTTTAGATGTAAGTGGGGATGTAGATGTTGACGGTACTTTAGAAACAGATGCACTATCTATAAATGGCACAGCAGTTACTAGTACTGCAGCTGAACTAAACATACTTGATGGTGTTACTAGCACTGCAGCAGAACTTAATATTCTTGATGGTGTTACAGCTACAGCAGCAGAAATAAATGCTCTTGATGGTATTACTTCAACAGTTACAGAATTAAATATTTTAGATGGTGTTACTGCTAGTGCAGCCGACATTAATCTTATAGATGGAATTACTAATGGTACAGTAATAGCAAGTAAAGCTATTATAACAGATTCAAACAAAGACATAACTGGTGGTCGTAATATTACAATTAGTGGTGAGCTTGATGCAGCTACACTTGACATATCAGGTGATGCTGACATAGATGGCACACTAGAAGCCGATGCAATTACTATTGGAGGTATTACATTAGCAGAAACTATTTCTGATACTGTTGGAGCTATGGTTAGCTCTAATACTGAAACTGGAATATCAGTAACATATGATGACAGTGATAATACTTTAGACTTTGTAATTGGTTCAGGTGTTATTACTAATGCAATGTTAGCAGGTTCTATTGCTAACTCTAAATTAGCTAACTCTAGTGTAACTATTAGTGATGGTTCAAATAGCACTGCTGTTGCTCTAGGAGGCACACTAACTATACAAGGAACTTCCAACGAAGTAGAAGTTGCAGAAAGTTCTGGTACAGTTACTGTTGGTCTTCCAGCAGCTACGCAAGTTACAACTTCATTAGGAATCGGTGGTGGTTCTACAAATGGAGTTGTTATTTCTCAAGGTGCTATTTCAATTAAAAATGGTGGTACACAATCATACATAGATTTTTATTGTGAGTCTTCAAATGCTCACTACGCAAGATTACAAGCACCAGCTCACGGAAGCTTTAGTGGTAATCATACTATAACTCTTCCTGCTACAGCTGGTACACTTGCATTAACTTCTGGTGACATTACTGGTAACGCAGCAACTGCAACAGCTTTAGCAACTGCTAGAACTATTGGTGGTACAAGTTTTGATGGTACAGCTAATATTTCTGTAGGCTTGGCAGCTACAGCTACAGCTTTAGCTAATGCAAGAACAATACATGGTGTATCTTTTGATGGTACAGCAAACATAGACTTAACAGAAGTTATTCAAGACACTGTAGGTGCTATGGTATCTAGTAACACTGAATCAAATATTACTGTAACTTATGAAGACTCTGATGGCACATTAGACTTTAGTGTTACTGGTGGTGGCTCAGTATCAGAAGCATTTAAAACAATATCTGTTTCTGGTCAAAGCGATGTGGTTGCCGATGCAGCAGCAGATACGCTTACTTTAGTAGCTGGTTCTAATATGACAATCACTACTGATGCTAGTGGCGATACAATTACTTTTGCTTCTTCTGGTGGTGGTAGTGGAAATAGTGTTGGTAATGCTTTTACAAAAAATACTTTTACAGGCGATGGAAGCACAACAGCATTTACATTAAGTATTAGTGCATCAAACGAAGATAATTTATTAGTATTTATTGATGGGGTATACCAAGCAGATAATGTTTATACTGTATCAGGCACAACTTTAACATTTGCCACAGCTCCTGTTAATAGTAGAGTTATAGAAGTATTTACAGTTGAAGCAGGTATTGTAGGTTCTGCTCCAGTTATAGATACTATGACTGGTGATGGTTCAGATACTACATTAGCTTTAAGTACAACTCCAACATCAGAAAATCAAACCTTTGTAACTATTGATGGTGTTGTTCAACACAAAGACACTTATGCAGTTTCAGGTAGCACACTAACATTTAGTGCTGCTCCTCCTACTGGCACAAAAGTAGAATGTATAACATTTACAAATGTAGCTGTAACTACTTTCCAAGATGCCGATGGTGATACTAAGGTACAAGTAGAAGAAAGTTCTGACGAAGATAAAATTAGGTTTGATACTGGTGGTACTGAACGAGCAGTTATAGATTCTTCAGGACTAACAGTTGGAGATATAACAATTAATGGCTCTACTATTTCTGATGGTGGCAATTTAACTATTGATGTTGCAGGAGATATTATTCTTGACGCTGATGGTGGCGATGTAACTTTTAAAGATGCTGGAACTGAAATTGCACATTTATCAAACTCATCTTCGGATTTTGTTATATCAAGTGCTGTCAATGACAAAGATTTAAAATTTCAAGGTGTTGATAATAACTCTGTAATAACTGCTCTTACCCTTGATATGTCAGATGCAGGTAAGGCAATATTTAATGCAGGTGCTACTTTAGCAGATTATCTAATAGTATCTGATGGAACAATAAACAATTATTTTGGAACAGATGGTAATGGTGGTTTAATTGGCACATCTACGAATCACTACACAAGATTTATAACTAACAACACAGAAAGAATGAGAATTGATTCTTCTGGTACTTTATTCATAGGTAAAACTGGTAATGCATTTGCTACATCAGGTATGGAACTTTATGGTACTGGTAGAGCATTTATTACTCATGCCAATGACGATGTGCTGCTATTAAATAGAACTGGTAGTGCAGGAAAGATATTAAAATTTTATGATGATGGTAGCGAAGTAGGTTCTATATCTACCAATACAAACTCTTTACCTTCTGATAAAAACTTTAAGAAAAATATAAACAATTTAGATTTAGGTTTAAATTTAATTAAAAAGTTAAAACCAAGTCAATACAATTACAAACACAATGATGACAATACACCTTTAATGTATGGTTTGATTGCACAAGAGTTAGAAGAATCTTTAACAGAGGTAGGCGTAGAAAAAAATAGCACTTGGTTATTACAACACAATCCAACAGAAGATGAGAAACAATCTGACTACGATTTAGATTATGGAAAACTAACACCTATTTTAATAAAAGCAATCCAAGAACAACAAGTTATAATAGACAACCTAACAACTAGAATAGAAACTCTAGAAGGAGGAGAATAATATGGCATTAACAAAAGTAACTTCAGGACTAACCGATTTAGACGGTGGTATTACTATTGATAATATTACTATCGATGGCACAGAAATAGATTTATCTAGTGGTGATTTAACCATTGATGTTGCTAGTGACATTATTCTTGATGCTGATGGTGGTGATATTTATTTTAAAGATGATGGAACTGAATTTTTAAGATTTCAACAAGATGGTGGAAATGTAAATATCCGACAAGATACTTCAGATAAAGATGTATTATTTCTTGGTAACGATGGTGGTTCAAGTATTGTTGCACTAACGCTAGACATGTCTAACGCTGGAGCAGCAACCTTTAACAGCACAGTAACTGTTGGAGATACTGTTTTTGATGCTGTAGGTACTTATTGTTTTGCTAATTCATTAGGAAGTATAGCTGATAGAGATGGTGGTGCAACTTTAGCAGGAAGTAGTTTGAGAACAGCTAACGCATATACAGATTATTCAGGACAATTTGGTTATTCAAATGAAGCTTTATCTGGCACTTGGCGTTTAATGGGTCAAACTGCTGAATATGCAGGTGGTTCAGTTAATGCTGCAGGTGCATTATGTACTTCACTTTGGGTAAGAATATCATAATAAATAATAGGAAAATTTTATGGCAACAATAACAGAAGTGCGTAACGCACAATCATTAAACTCAGAGAATACTATGTTTGATGTAGAAATTAACCATCCAACTTTTGGTTGGATAGCTTATACATTAAATCCTAATGATACAGATATGACTATAGACAATAGTAAGTTGCTTGAACTTATTGGTTCAGACTATGCAGCCTATGTAGCACCTACTCAAGCAGAACTAGATGCAGAACTAGCAGCAAGTCTTAGAGCTCAACGTGATGGTAAACTAGCATTAGAAGTAGACCCTATAGTTTCTAATCCTCTACGATGGAATGAACTAACAGAAGCTAAACAAACAGAGTGGGCACAATACCGAACTGATTTACTTGATTTACCGGAGCAATCTGGTTTTCCAAACACAGTAACATTTCCAACCAAACCAACAGAATAAATATGGAACTATCATCATACATTATTTGGAACGCAATAATAACATTAGTACTTGGACCAATCCTTTACAGTATTAGACAGAACGCTAACGAAGCTAAAAGACTAGATATTTTATTAAATAAAACTAGAGAAGAAATAGCTAAAGAATATGTAACCAAAGATGAACTAAAAGATGATATGAAAAATGTAATGGATAGATTAGAGAAACTTGATGAAAAACTTGACAAACTGTTTGAAATAAGGTAAAATAAACTGTGAAGAAGAAAAAAGGTTATAGAGCAAGTACTAGTTCAGTACGACAAGATTATCGTGAAGGTGGTAGAGTTCAAGCTGCTAATGGTGGCATATTAACTTATAATGAGTGGTTTGATAATTATAAAAAAGATAATCCTAGACCTAGTCCTAGAAATTATAGAGCATCAAAAGAATATGATGCTAACTTACCTCAATTGTATAGTGAATTTGTTGTAAATCAAAATAATGAATTACTTAGACAACTCAAAGCAGCGACACCAACAACATCAGCAACACCATCAACAACAACTAAAAAAACAACATTCATGGGAATAGATATGTCATCGAAAGAAAAACAAAGAGCTGAACAAATAGCAAGAGGTGAAATTAAACCTGAACCTATAGCACCTATAGCTCAACAAAATCCATATATAACTGGAGTTGAAACACCTATAGTTCCTCAAGTTTCAGGAATGGGTCAAAATACTATTACTACTCCTCCAGTAGAACAAGCAAATACTGTGGCTGATTCAGCACAAACAAGTGCTGTACCTACTATGACTCCAGCAACTATTGATGATGTTTCTTTAGTTCCAACTACTTCTACAACAGAAGCTGCTACAGGTATTGTTAGTGATGAAGCTATAGCTGATACTTTACAAATTGAAAAAGTTCCTTCTATACAAGCAGCTGATGTAGAAATTCCTACAGGAGCTTTAACTGAAAGAATTACAGGAACACTTAGTCCAGCAGCATTATCTAATGCAACTAAAATAGCTGGTGTAGATTTAAGAAGAGTTAGTAGAGCTAAAACTCAATTAGAAACAGCAGGTATATCTTCTCAAACTATTAATAATTTAGGTAATGACCCACAAGCACTTGAAAATGCTTTAATGGATATTTCAGAAGAAGAAAGAGGATTAATAGAAGGATTACCAAAAGAAGCTTTAGTTAGTACTCAAATGAATTCTTTATTAACAGGAATTGAAAGTGGTGAAATACCTACATGGGCAAGTCCGGCAGTAGCTGCAGTAGAACAAATGTTAGCTCAACGAGGTTTAGAAGCTTCTAGTGTTGGTCGAGATAATTTATTTAATGCAATTATTCAATCAGCTTTACCTATTGCTCAATCAAATGCTCAAGCTATACAAACTTCTATAAATCAAGAAAGAAGTATTGAAGCTCAAATTAATATTAAAGAAGCTGAGTTTGCTCAACAAACAGCTTTACAAAATGCTAATAATGTATTTCAATTAAATATGGCTCAGTTTAGTGCTGACCAACAGACAGCATTATCTAATAGTAAATTTTTACAAACAGTTGCTTTAACAGAAACTTCTGCTAAACAACAAGGAATTATTCAAGATGCTGCTTTATTATCACAAGCTAATTTAGCAGAAGCTAACTACAATACACAATTATCTATTCAAAATGCAAAATCATTTTTAGCTATGGATATGACTAATTTAAGTAACGAACAACAAACAATAGTATTAAATGCTCAAGCAGAACAACAAAGATTGTTAAGTAATCAATCAGTAGAAAATGCTGCTAAACAATTTAATGCTACTAGTCAAAATCAAATAAATCAATTTGTTGCTAATTTAAATGCACAAATATCACAAGCTAATATAGCACAACAAAATGCAACAAATCAATTTAATATAGCAGCTCAAAATGCAGCTAATGCTAGAAATACACAAATAGCAGCTGATATAGCTAAAGAAAATGCTAAATTAAAACAAGAAGCAGATAAATATAATGTTGAATTATCTTTTCAAAGAGAACAATTTAATGCTACCAATGCTGCTCAAGTAGAAGCAGCTAATGTACAATGGCGAAGACAAACTAACACAGCAGCTACAGCTGCACAAAATGCAGTGAATATGCAGAATGCACAAAATGCTTTTAATTTAACTGCTTCTGCTAATGCTTTTTTATGGCAAGAATTTAGAGACCAAGCAGACTTTGCTTTTAGAGAAGCAGAAAATGCTGAGAATAGAACATCACAAATAATTTCAACAGCTTTATCAGCTGACCCCGGAAAATATGCTAATAGTGTTGATAGTTTAAAATCTTTAGTAAACTCAATAATAGGTAGTGCTGGTACAGAATATAGGTATTAAAATAAACTATGTTAATCGTAAAAAACTTACAGGAGGTGTGACTTCAAATTTATAAAAAAAATATTTAAAAAAGTAGCTAAAGGTATTAGAAGTATCGGTAGAGGTATTAAAAAACTTTTTAGTAAAAAATGGTTTAAAGTTGCTGCTTTAGTAGGCTTAGCAATGTTTACAGGTGGAGCTATGAATGGTTGGTTTGGTAAAACTGCAACCACTTCAACAGGAAAAGCTCTTACAATAACAGAAGCTAATACTATTAATACTTTTAATGCTGGTACTAGTGCTAAAGGTTATGCAAAGGCTGCAGCAGAAATTGCAAAAAGTACTGAATTACAACAAATAGCAGCAAAAGCTGCTGAAACTGGTACTAGAATATTAGGTACAACAGGTGGAAATATTCTTACAAATATTCCCGGAAAATTAGCTAGTGTTGGAGGTAACACTCTTTCATCTACTGCTGTTGCTGGTGGTGGATTTAGTGTAGCACCTATAGTTCCAAGTACATTACAAAAAGCTGTAGCTGTTGGTGGTGGTACAGGAGCTAGTATGATAGGTACTAGTGCTTTTCAATATGGTTTAACTGAGTTACAAGATGTAGAAGAAGAAAAATATGGTACTATGGCTGGATTAATGCAAGAAGATAGAACTCTTTCAGGTACTCAACCTATAGGTTATACTCCAATTCAAACACAATTTGATATTAATGCAGGTGTAACTCCTATAAGACCTTTAGAATATGGTGTAGGTGCTCAACCAATTAACATTACTCAAAAATTAGGAATAGTCTAATGTCACAAGAAAATAAATTAAAAGATGTTTTAGCAGATGCTAGTAAATTAAAATCTAATAGCTTAACTACAGCTACTATGGATGCAATTAAACTAGCAGAAGCTAATGGTCTTAGTGTGGAAGAATTAGTAGGACAGTTAGGTGTAGACCTTAATGCTCCTGAATCTAAAATTCCAGTTGATGATACTTCTGATATTGCTGATGAAGAAAAAATTAATGAGTTTATTAAATTGCAATCTAAAGCACCTATACCCGGACAATCTTTAACTAATAGCCCAGAAAGTCCTTATCCTTGGGAAAAAGAAACGCAATTTGCTAATCCTAAAGATGCTATTGAAGATTTATATGGTAGACTATTACAACCAGAAGCTACTGCTGCTATAGCTAAATCTTTAAAAGCTGGAGCTACAGTATCTGATATTACAACTACAATCTTATATACTGATTTTACTGAAGGTAAATATAATCCAGATGTATTAATGTTATTAATGGAACCAACTATGTATTTAGTTATGGGTATTGGTGAAAAAGCTAACATTGATTATGAGTTAGGTGAAGGAGAAGATGAAGAAAATATTAAAACAGATAGTGAAGAAACTTCTTT